TCATCGCTTGCTCCCGCGTCTTTGGCGTTCATCGGCCCGCGATCGCTCGCGCTGCTCTTCGCGCTGCTTACGCACAGCGTCGGTCACATCGCGCGCCATCTGCGCGACGGAAGTCCCGATGCCTTCGGCGGACTGTGCCCACACCGCGCACGGCACGAGGCAAAGCAGGAGCGCGGCGAGACATGTGCGCATCGGAAACCTCGATCGTTGTGACCGGAACCAGCTGCCGCTGGGACCTCAAGACGCGCTAAAGCTGCGCAGCGGCCTTGATGAGGGGGTCGGTCGACGCATAACCACCCTGGAAGGTGGTGCAGCCGCTAAAGCCCGCTATGTCGGCAGCGATGCCGGACGTTGAGACCTGACTGAAACCGATCGTTGAACCTGAACCCGTCCGGGCGCCGACGCCCCATTCAACAAAAGCAGGGCTAACAGTGAGCAACGTCAATGTCGGCGGGACGCGCATCAACGGCGCAAGCGTGACCTGCAAGGCGAAATTCGTCGCGGACACGAAATTTCCCCGAACCGCCATGCCGCCGAGCATCCTCAGGTAGCGTTGACACGCGAGCAGTTCGGCGTCGTATGGCCGCATGATCAGCGGCGCGCGATCCGGTGACGGAAGCTCGATGCCCGGCAGCACGATCAGGCCGGTCACCTGGAAGGTGTCGCTGGTCGCGGCGACCGCATTGGTGGTCGCGGTGACGCCGCTGTAATCGCTGCCCGCCCACGCGCTTCCCGTGCCGACGCGCGAGGAGCCGCCTGCGATGCAGATGTTGAGATAAAGGCCCACGCCGGTGTCGGTCAGCCACGTGCCGGACGTATCGCCCGCGACCGTGACGGTCTTGAACTCCCACGTGTCCGCGCTGTTGACCGCGAACGTGAATGGATAGGAGCGCGCCTTGCTGCTGTTGCGCAACGAACCGGAGTAATTCCCTGTGCGGTGCGCCTTGACCCAGAAGCCGAATGAGATCGAAGCCGCGCCCGCCACGCCAAGCGCGAGACGCGCGCAGCGCATGCCTTCGGTTGGAATCAGCACCGACAGCTCATCGCTGGCGCCGAGCGAAGATTGCGCGGTCGCGACTGTGAACTTGAGCGAGTTGCGGTAGCCCGTGGGCGCGTCGGTGACCTGCTGCCCCGCGGCGACGAACGTGCCGCGATAGGCCGCCATCACGCCGTCGACGAGATATTTCGTCTGTAGCGAGCCCGTTGCGGTGAGCGTCACGCTCGTGGTGCCGTTCTCCTGGGAAACCTCCATCGAACCGTTGCTCTGCACACCGTTGTAGGCGAGTGCGTCGAACGGCGCGGCATAAAGTTGCCCGCGCGTCGTCGCCGGGCTGCTGAAGCCCTGATTGGCGGCGAGCTTGCCGGTCGACTTGTCGATCGTGATGGCATCGAGCCAGCTCGAGCCGTCGGCCGAAACCTTGAAATGAAAGTCGTCGTCACCGGTCAGCCCGATCTCGGCGCGGCCGGAGAAATTATCCTGGAACAGAAGCGAGAGCGTCTTCGCGGCGCTCTCCTTGCTCATCTTGTAGCGCAGATGCCCGTCACCGCCCTCCGCGACGGTCTTGGCGACCCACAGCGCATTGTTGAGCTTGGCGCTGAACGGATTGGTCGCGTCCGCCGTGGTGCCGACGCCGAGCAGCGAAAGATTCTGCAGCGTCGAAAGCATCGCAAGCGCATTGACCCAGGCCGAGCCGTTCCACGCGATCAGCGCGCTCTCGTCGATCAGGTAGGCGAACCAGCCCGGCTGGGGCACGCAGAACACCCAGGCCCCGTCCTGCCAGGCCGCGATGTGATTGCCGTGCCCGGCCCAGGCACCGGTCGGGCTCGGGCTCGCCTTCACGATCCAGCGCTGACCCTCGCTCGGGGAGCCGGGCGGCGTGTTGAGATCGCGGTCGACGATCGCGAGCTGCACCAGCGTGTCGATCAGGCGCAGCGTCTCGTTCAGCGTCACGTCGGGGAGAAGCTCGCCGCCTTCGATGAAAGGCAGCGCAAGGTTGGCTGAGGCGCTCATGGAGATCCTTAAGGCGTGAGGGTTGCGGACGCAGGAAGGCCGCGGCCGACGGCAGCCGAGATCTGATAGAGACGCACATCGAAGCTCGATTGCGCACTGCCGAAGTCGAGCGTCTCGTCGCTCGCCGCGTAGAGCACCGACGGCGCAGTTGCTGACAGCGTGCGCGCGACCGAGGAGCCCGACAAAATCTCAAGCTCGTAGGCTTCGCGCGCCTCATTGAGATCGGCCCGCGCCGCGAAGGTGACACCGGCAAGTCCGCGCCGGCGCGTGCGCCAGGTGAATCGCACGCCGCCGGTTTCGCGCCGAGCACGCAGATGCACAGGCGCAATCGGCCGGTAGGCGAGCGCGCGCGGCCGCACTTCGATCTCTACGGCGGATGGATCGCCGTGATCGCGATTTGCCGCGACCACGCGCAGCCACATGCGCCGTCCGATCGTTTCAGGCCCACGCGCGATCGGCGTAACGTGCGGATCGAGCACCACGAACGGTGCGCCCGCCGGCAACGGATCGCCGATCGCGGCTTCGCTGCCGAGTTCGCCGCGCAACAGGCGGGAGAGCTCATAGGTTCGCTCGCCGGTGAGCACGGCATCGGCGAATTGCAGGATCTCCCACGCGCCGTCGGGGCGCTGCACGGCCGCAGCATTCGCGCCGCTCAGCACGCGCAGGTCCGAGGCGGATGCGAGTGCGCCGCCGTAAAGCTTCGCGCGCGCATGCGCGACCTTGTCCCACCGGCTCGTCGGCCCGCTCGGCAGATCGTCGAGCGTCTCGCCCACGATCGAGGGCGCCGTCACGAACGCGAATTGCTGATAGCTCGCCCCATCGTCGAGCGAGCGCCAGATCGCGACCTGCCCCGGCCACGGGTTGGCGTAGACCGCAAGATGCGCGAGCACCGGCGGATCGTCGCCCGGCAGCGCCGGCAATTCGAGCAGCACCGCATGCACCGGCCCGAGCGGCGGCGGCGGCACCGGCGGCGGGCGACGCGGGGTCTGCGCCGCCAGCGCAAACACGTCGACATCGATCGCGCGGGCGCGCACGCGGCGCTGCTCGGTATCGACCGTCTCGCGCAGCTCAAGCAGGCGCCGCCGCCCGCCGGCATCGAGTGCGATGACGTCGCCGGGGGTCAGCGCAAGCGCGCTCGGCGGCAACGCGAAGTCGGCGGTTTCGCGTCCGGCCCACAGATCCTGCAGCCAGATTTCGGCGCGGCGCTCGGCCGCGGCATCGTTGGTGACGACGCTCAAATCCGCATGCGCGGTGCGTGCCGCCCCGCCGACCAGGCGGCGCGAGGTGACGGCCGAGCGGCGGTAGTCGATCTCGGCATCGGTGAAACCGATCGACACCTCGCGCGGCAATTCGGTTTCCTGCGCGCGCGTGAGCCGCAAGGGCGCCGCATCGTCGGGCAGGACCAGATCGTCCTCGGTCAATTCGGCGACCGGCTCGCCGCCGCGCGGGCGGAAGCGCAGCGTCGCGCCGTCCTCGCTCGCCTCGAACGCATAGGCGAGCGCGAGCGGTTCGATCGCGGCGCGCGGCGACATCGGGCGGTCGATGACATAGCCATCGGGTCCCTCGCCGAGGGCGGATGAGTCGAAGTCGTCGATTCCGGCATCGTCCAGAATGGCGGTGATCAGCGCATCGAGCGGCGCGCCGCCAAGTCTTCCGGTGAGCCAGTGACCGGTCTCCCAGTTCGGTCCGTCGCTCCAGGCATCGAGCGCGGCGGGAAACAGCGGATAGGGCCGCGCGTCCCAGGTCCACAGATGGATCGCGGTCGGATCCAGCATGGTGTTGCCGTAGACCGTCGAAACCGGGTTGGTTGCGAGCGTCGCGCCGTGCGCCGGATCGAACGTCTGCAGCACCGCTTCGAGCATGCGGCGCTGGATGAGATCGTCGCGCTTGCCGGTGGAGAAATACGGCAGGCCGGACTCGGCCGACTTCGGATCGGGGAAGACGCTCGGCTGGTTCGCGCCCTTGTCGACCGCCGGGCAGCCGCTCTCGGTCAGCCAGATGGATTTGCTCTGCGGCACCCAGCCGGTCGGACCTCCAAGTTCCGCTCCACCGACGCGCTCGAAATGCGCGTTGCTCCACCAGTTCCAGATGTCCTTGACGCGGAACACCCATGGCTTGCCGAGCCCGTCGGTGATCGGCGTGCGCGTCTGCGCGGCGCGCGCGGAATCGTTTGCGTAGAACCAGTCGTAGGCATCGCCGCCGCGCAGATTGCCGGCGAGATAGTCGCGGTCGTAGATCGTGTCCGCGATCGCGCGGTCAAGATGCGCGCTGCCGTCGCGCCAGTCGGCGAGCGGCGCATAGTAATCGATGCCGACCACGTCGATCCCAGATGAGGCCCACAGCGCATCGAGCGGGAAGCGCACTTCGCTGGCGCCGCTGTCCACCACATGTGCGCCGTATTCGGTCCAGTCGGCGCCGTAGGTAACGATCGTCGTGGGCCCGAGCATCGCCTTCACGTCGGCGGCGAGCGTGGCGAGATGTGCCACCGCCGGATAGACACCTGACGCCGAGCGCACGCGCGTGAGCCCGCGCAGCTCCGAGCCGATCAGGAATGCGTTGATACCGCCCGCCTCCAGGGCGAGCTGGGCATAGTGCAGCACCATGCCGCGGTAGCCCGTGGTGTCGGTTCCGAAGAACGACGCGATCTGCGTTGCCGACGTGGCGCTGCCGTCCGGCGTGCCGGGCTGGCCGGGCGCGGGATTGCAGGTGATGCGTCCGCGCCACGGATAGGCAGGCTGCGATGATGCGCTCGTGTATGGATCGGTCAGCGCATTGCCGGCCGGAATATCCATCATGAGGAACGGACAGAGCGTGACCTTGATGCCGCGCGCGATCAGTTCCTGGATCAGGTGCTTCACGCTCTCGTCCGACGGCGTTCCGCCGAAGGCCGGTCGGCCCGCCACGGTCGAGACCACGGGCGCGGAGAGCCGCGACACACCGGCGACCGACCAGCTTGGCGGATACGTCTGCTTGATCGCGGAATCGACCGCTGGCGTCAGCGTGCAATGATCGGCGCGCAGATCGTTGCCGAACCACGCGACGACGATCGCGACGCGCTCGAGGTTCGGGCAACAGCTTTGCAGGTCGTCGAGCGCGGCCTCGATGTCGGACGGCGTGTGCGCGGCATGACGGTTCTCGGGCGCGAACTGGCCCGGCCCCATCAGCCGCACCACGGTGGAGGGCTCGTAGCCGAATTCGGTGGTGCCGGGGATCAGCGTCACCGCGCGCACCATTTTTTCGAGCCGCCCGATAGGCCGCATCAGTTCGAACGAGAGCTGCGGAATACGGTTGCCGAAATCGGCGAGCGGCAGGCGCTCGAACACCATGTAGGCAAGCCGGCGATAGGCCGGCGCATTGCCGGCGCCTTCACGCGCGACGATCAGCGGATCCGGCGTCTGGCTCTCGCTGCCGGTGTAGATGCGACAGGTGAGCCCGTTGAGATCGAGCGGCCTGCCGTCGGCCCAGATGCGCCCGACCCGGCCGATCGGCCCGGCGCAGAGCCCAACCGCCAGATTGACGAAATAACTGTACGTCGTGCTGTTGGTGGTGACGGTCGAGCCGCCGCCCTTGCCACCGCCTTCGGTGTCGCTGCTGGTCGACACCACTTCCTCGATCTTGGTTGCCCAGATCACCTGGCCGGCGAGCCGCGCGCGGCCGTAGATGCGCGGGATCGGCGCGCCTTCGGTCGAGGCCATGACGTCGAGGTCGGCCAGGCGCGGACCTTCGACATTGCGCTCGATGTGGCTCGCAAACAGCGAACGGTCGATGACGGCGCCGCCGATCGCGCCGACAATGCGGCCGGCGATCGCACCGGCCGGCCCGAATACGGCGCCGCCGACGGCTGCCCCTGCGACGGAGAGTACGAGTGCGGCCATGAGCTACCTTCTTTCTTCTCCCCGCGTGCGGGGAGAAGGTGCCGAGCAAAGCGAGGCGGATGAGGGGCAATCGTTATTCGGTTACGCCAGGGAAACTGAAGGCAAACGCCAATCGCCGCCGCCACCACGGCGCGATCGCGACCTCGGTGACGGCCGCGCCGTCATGCGCGTGCACCATCAGGTCGGGCGCGGTCGCGATCGCCGCATGCTTGGCGGGGTAGTGATCGCGATAACGGAACAAGAGAACATCGCCCGGCGCGAAGGCTTGGCGGTCGTCGAGCCGCACCAGATGGCGCATGCCGGCTTGCGCGAGCGACTCAACGCCGCTCGCTTCCGCCCAATCCGGCGTATACGCGGGCGTCGCCTCCGGCTCATCACCATGCAGCGCACGCCACACCCCTCGCACGAGCCCGAGGCAGTCGCAGCCGACGCCCTTGAGCGAGGCCTGATGGCGATAGGGCGTGCCAATCCAGGCACGCGCCTCCGCGACGATGCGGGTGCGGGTGAGAGACATTTGCAAAAGCTTGTTGGCTGCGCGCGAGCGCGATGAAGCGATTTCGGCTGGACGAGCGGGAGGATGCAGTTCCTGCCTACTTAAGCCACGCTAGTGCGAGGCTAAGTCGTTGTGCGGGAAACCACGGAAATTGCCGCCATTGTGGAAGCGGCCGGCCGCCGACATCCGCTGCTCTATTGCTCGACTTCAGCGCGAACGACAGCGCAAGTCTTTCGATCGATGCTGATGATCGGGACAAATCCAAGCGCGCCTTGGGGCAATTCGAAGGTCACTTGCCAGAGCGCGTCCGTCGCAGAGGTGACGGCTTCCCTGTCCGCAATGTCGATGAATGGATAGCGCGTCCTGACATAGCTCTCAGCAATTTTGACAACATCACAATTCGGCTGTGACATGGCCTGATTCACCATCAGTTGGAGTGTCGCGATTACCGCTATGCTGATCGGACCTTTGCACATTGCGGCGTCATTTCCGTTGCACGTTGACGTATTCTTCAACGCGATCTTTGAGGCCGAAGTGAGGGACCAAAATAGTGCATCCCGTTATGAGATCGAATAAGCCCCGGCAAGCCGTCACTTGCTGCAGTTGCCAGATCGCGTCGACTCGGCCCCGGTAATCCTCCAAAATCTGGCCGCAGCGGATGGGTATGGAACGATGCTATCGCGTCGCTTGGCAGCGGGCCTGGGACAATATTTCCGGCAGTACCCGGATTCGCGAATGGGCGCGTGAATAGCTCGCCCGTTGCATCGTTTCTGGAAATCCAAAAACCATGCTCCCGCGGAATTCCGTGGGGATTCGACGCCGCCCACGCCTCATCAATCCGCGAGCGAATCACAGCGTCATTCGCGATCGCTTCCAACTGCGGCAGGTCAGCGCGAGGCGCCTGGTCGCCAGCCGTCGTGAGCAATGATCCTCGATCCTGTTCCAGTCCTCGATCGTTGCCCGATGAACCGCTGCCCTCACCGCTCGTCCACTGCCCGCCATCGGAATCGCCCTTCGGCACGCGCGGCTGATCGGGGCTATATTTCTGCTGAAAGCGCCACAACTCGTATTCGAGCTTGATCGCCCTGAATTCTCGGCGCGGCGCCAGAATCTCTTCCTCGAACGCTTCCTGCTCCGCAGCATAGGTTTGCTCCGTCTTCTGGCGCACCGCGTGTTTTTCCTCTCCTGCGCGCTTGTGCTCGGCAAGCCCCGCAGGAGTAAGAAAGCGTTGCCAGTCGTGCCGCAGCCAGCGGCGGCGCTGATGCTCTTCGTACAGCGGATTGATCCAGGCCATGGGGGCCTCGTTCGACAATGGAGTTTCGCAAACGCAGTGCGTCAGCCCTACCCGGCTCCCGCACCCTGCCCCCTCCCCGCCACCGGATAGCTGATGACAAAGTCATTCCCCGGAATGTGCGGGAAGCCGCGGAAGTTGACCGAGTTGGCGAAGCGGTCGCGGCAGGTGGCGAAGCGCTTGTCGCAGCCGGCCGTGACGAGGAACGTGTCCGACACCGCGATCGGCTCGGGCGTCCTCTGCCACAGCTCGATCAGCACGCCGTCGAGCGCGACGCGATGCACCTTCACTTCGACTGCGAAGCCGTTGTTCGCGCCACCCGTGAAGGTGAGCTTGCCGGCCGTGAAGGCGCCGTCGGCGAAACTCCCGAGCCCGGAGGTGCGGAACGCCGACGGGCCGGCGAGCGAGGCGACCGCGCCGTTCGCATGGAAGGCCGGATTGCCGAGATCGATCTGGCAGCGCGCGTCCCCGAGATCGGCCGAGCACGTCGCCGTATAGAGCCGCCCGCTCTCCTCGTTCAGCCGATGTGCAAGCGAGCGCAACTCGGCGGTGAACGCCGCGCCCTCGCGCCGCACCTCGCCGAGCACGCCCTTAGCGAGCAGCACATGGAGCGAAGGCTCGCTCCAGTCGACCAGATGAACCTCGATGCCCGCCGCATCGTAACGGCCGGCCGCGAGATCGGCCTCGGCGAGCGATTCATCGGCCAGCGCGCCGGCGATTTCGCTTTCGTCGACCTGCAGCCCGAGCCGCGCGGTCGCTTCCGATGCGGTGAAGCCGGTGCCTGCGTGGCACAGCGTGCCCGACACCGTCAGATCGGTGTCGTGATCCGTGAAGCCCATCACGGCGCCGTCGCGGCGCGTAACGATCCAGCAGCGCGCAAGCGTCGTGACGCCGGAGTCGAGCCTCGCCTGGAGGGCTGGGGGGATCGCTCTCACAGCTTGATCTCCATCAGCGGAATGCGCGGCACGCTGCCGGCCGCGAAAGCCGAAAGATCGACTTCGAGGTAATCCGTGTCGAAGCGCACCGGCACGTCGAACAGAAACCCGGCCTGCACGAACGCGTCCGCGCCCGGCGTATGGCCCGGCAGGAAGCTCACGATGCCGGTCGCCGCATCGACGGTGAACGCCACGCCTGCGGTCTGCTCGACCTCGTCCACGGCGACGCGCACCGAGCCCGCAACCGGCTTTGCGATCGGGCGCTGATAGGGCGCGTGCGACGCGCCATAGAGCTTGAACAGCGGAAATTGCGTTTGCGTCCCGTTGCCGAGGCCGATCACCTGGTCGAGCGGCGTCACGGTCGCGCCCGGTGCCGCGGACGAATGATCGAGCCGGTCGCGCCAGCGAAAGCCGTGCAGCCGCCCGCGCCGCTCCTCGAAAAACGCGACCACAGCTGAGAGCGCTTCGAGCGTCTTCACGCCATAGCCCGCGTCATAGCGGCGGCGCGAATGCGCCCAGCGGGCGTTGCGCTCCTCGCGGCCGGAACCGAGCGCGACGATTTCGGTCTTGCGCTCCGGCCCGCCGGCGCTTTTCAGCGCGATGTCGAGCGGAAACAGGATCTCGTGGAAGGCAGCCATCTAGAGTCCCCGTTGCCCGCGCGCGACCGCGCGCGCGATCAGGCCGGTGAGATAGGTTTCGCTGCGGCGGAAGCTGTCGGCATCGGGCGTCGCGATGTTCACCGTGACGCTCGGCGCGCCAGCGCCGGTTGCCGCGACGCCGAGCCGGCCGTCGGGCCCGCGCGCCAGCGGCATGATCGCTTCGGGCCCCGCTTCGCCCGCGAGGCCAAGCCCACGCCCGCCGAGCGGAAAGAAGCTCGGGCTCGCGATCACGCCGCCCTTGGCGAACGGCTGCGCCGAGGCCGAACTGCCGCTGAGCGCGCCGGAGAGCCCGCTGAAGACCTTTTCGAGACCGCTGCCGAGCGCGCTGGTCAGCGGCTTGAGCGCGAGATTGAGCGACAGGGTGGAGAGCCGCAGCCCAAGCGATTTGAGCGTCGAGTCGAAGCTTTTCGCGCCGGTCGCGCCTTGCGCGAATGCGCTGGTGATGGCGCGGGCGAAACCATTGGCGCTGCCGGTCAGCCCGCGCGTCTGACTGTCGATGCCGCGGATTTTGCCGCTGAGCTTTTCGCCTTCTTCGTCTGAATCGATGTCGTCGTCGGCCATGCCGGGTTCTCCTGATGAGAACGAAAGTTCCAGTTGAGAGTACGATTCAAGAACGGCGAATCGCCGAGTCTTTTGAATCGCTTGGCGTCAACCGCTCAGGCGCGCAGCGGGCCGCCTCATGTTTTGATTCAAGCGGACGCGGCGTCCGGAAAGCGCGTGCGCAAGGCTGCAAAGCCCGCGCGATCGAGCGGCGTGTCCGATGGACCAAGCACGACCTCCATGGCGGCGGCGAGTTCGCGCGGCGTCATGCGCCAGAAGGCCTCGGGAGCGAGCCGCAGCACACCGAAGCCGAAGCCCATCGCCTCTTTCCACGGGAACGGTCTGACTCCCTGCCCCTGAAAGGGGGAGGGTTGGGGTGGGGGTCTCTTCGGCGCACGCGCTACGCGGGCGCCGCCGGCCGCAAAGGGCCGGCATCCTCCGTGCCGAAGGTCGCGGCGAGCAACGCGGCCGCGATGCGCACATAGCCGGGCGCGCCGCCCTCGACAGGCAGGCGCGCGACCTCCTCGTCGCTGATCGCCTCCCCTGCCCCGCGTAGCCCCGCGCCGATGACGCGGGTGAGATCGCGCGCCTTGAGCCGGCCTACGCCGAAGCGCTCGGCGAGCGCGGTCAGATCCTCGTCGCCGAACGCGGCCTCGAGCTCGGCGAGCGCGCCAAGGGTCAGCACCAGCCGGCGGCGCACACCGCCGATCTCGGCCTCGATCTCGCCGCGATGAAGATTAGGCATGGAAGCTCCTGCTCAAATAGACCTTGAGAGATACCGGGAAATCAGTCGAATCCTGTCCCCGGTCGGCTGCCCTCAAATGCGACTGATCTAAACTCTTCCGGCAGAAACTCCCGTTGAAGGCCGTCAATGAGTTCGTGCTTGCGGATGATCAAACCCATCGGGGGCCACGTGTCTTCAGTTCCCGGAATGTCGACTGAGATAACAATTTCCCAATCCTCCAGGTCATCCAGCAATGGGCGAAGTTGCTTCACGAGGGCCGGGTCGAGCATCCGCAGCTTGTGAATCTCGATGGTATGCCGCGTCCAGCCATAGTTGTCGTCTACAAGCAGATAATCGGCCTTCCCAAAATGATCCTCTGTGCCAAACTGCCGTAGTACTTTGAGGATTTTGCGATAGAGCTTGAGCCAACTTCTCGCCTGAGCGGCGTCGCCTGCATCGCTCATTGGCATCTCCTTAATCATTGCCGCGAAACCGCGGCAGTCTCACGATCTCGCGCATCCAAACCCTAAGATTGAAGTTTCGAATTCGAGGATCGCTAGATGTGACAACCTCTTTCAGAAGTTGACGAGCGTGATCCGGGCTCATTTGCTCTTCGCTGATGCCATTCTTAGCAAGGAATCGATCGAAAAGCTCATCCACTGCCTTGTTGTAGTTTCGATGCGCCTTATCGAATACGTTCGTCGTTCTGTCCTGCAATTTCCCAGTTGTCGCCTCCTCGAATACCTTCTTGGTCTCGAGAGAAAGGTTCCTGCGTCTATAGGTTTGTCTCGCCACATAGTGATGTCCACGCCGAAGCGCGGCATCTTCCGTCATCAGCGAGTCGTCGCCATCCTTTCCCGCATCTCCCCCACCATCCTGCGTCCACTGCCCGCCGTCGGGATTACCCTTGGGCGTCCGCGGTTGATTGGGATCGTACTTGTGCGCGATGCGCCGCATCGCGAGTGCGAACTTGACCTCCGCGAGCTCGCGGCGCAGCCACAGGAGCGTCTCGCGCATCGCCTCCTGCTCGGCCGCAATACGCGCTTCCTCTTCTTCGGCCTGACGCTGCTCGATCAACCGCGTCGCATGCGACTTGTATTCCGAGCCGTCCGGCCGTCTGAAGCGATGCGCGTCGTGGCGCTGCCAGTATCGGCGTCGGCCTTCGAGCCAGATCGGATCGACGTAGGCCATCGATCACGCCCTAGCTCGCCGTGAACGTCAGCTCGCCAGCCGACTCCAGCGCAAGCTCGGTCGTCACCTCGCCATCGTGCTCGCCGGCGAATTCCAGCGACGTAATCTGGAACGCCCCCGCGACCGTGCCGAAATCCGGAATGACGATCTGGAAAGTCTTCACCGCGCCGTCGAAGAAGGTCTGCCGCATCAGTGCGTCCGACGCCGCATCCTTGAACAGCCCGCGCCCGCCGACCGCGGCGCGCTTGATGCCGGCGCCGTCGAGCAGCTCGCGCCAGCGCCCGGCGGATTCCGCATGCGTGATATCGACGGTCTCGGCGTTGAAGCTGAGCCTGCGCGCGCGCAGTCCCGCGACGGTCGTAAAGCTCGCACCGTCGGCGATCTTGACGAGCAGGTCCTTGCCTTTCTGGGCAGCCATGGCGTTGTCCTTTCAATCTTGATGCGGGACGCGCTCGCTTCGCGACCGCTAGGCCGGTTCGGTGACGGCGCGGAAGCGCACCAGCGCGTGATAGGTGCGGCCGTCGGACTCGCGGCGGATGTCGGCGACGGAAAAGCGCAGATTGACGAGATGGTGGCCGTCGGGCGCGAGCGGCGCATCGTCGAGCGCCTGCAACAGCGCGCCCGCGATCATGTGCGCCTCGCGGTGCCCGCCCTGACGCGACCAGGCATGCACGGTGAGGCGGTGCTCCTCGCCGGGATCGCTCCCGGCGGAGAAATCCTCCACCCGCGCCTCGCCGAGCGTCACATAGGGAAATGCCGCGCTTTTCGGCGGCTCGTCGTAGATCTTCGGGCCGCCGAGCAGCGCGGTCAGGGCGCCGTCGGCAACCAAGGCATCGTGAATCGCGGCGCGCAGCGCCACGGTGGCAGTGGACATGGATCTGCTCCGAGTTAGTCCGCGCGCTGCTCGGCGCCGATGACGAGAAAGCGGCGCGTGGCGTCCTCGCGCAGCGAGACGATGCGATAGACGGCCGTGCCCTCGACGAAGCGATGCCGCGTCGTGACGTCGGCACGCGTGCGGATGGTGATGCGATGCGTGACCGTCGCGCCGGGCGCATCCGCCACCACGACGCCGCGCGCGGACACCGGCTCGACCTTCGCCCACAGTGTCGTCACCGCGGCGAAGCTGCGCGCGAAACCGCCCGCGCCGTCCGGCGTCTCGACCGGCTGCTCCAGCACGAGACGGCGGTTGAGTTCGCCAGCGGCCGTCATAGCGCGAGCACCTGATAGGGCGCGATCAGCGCCGCGACGGTCTGCGGCAGCACCGCAACTTCGCCGGACACCAGGCCGCGGTTCTCGTACCAGTGCGCGACGAGGAGCCGGATCGCCTGCCTTAACGGTTCGGGCACGTCCTCCGGCTCGTCCCCATAGCCGCAGGTGACGTCGATCTCGATGCCGGCAATCGCCCGCTCGGGCACGGGAAGCGCGCCGCGCGTGAAGCCGAGCCGCGCCGGCGCCGCCGCCCTGTCGACCGTGAAGGCTGCGACATCGATCGCCTGCGTGGTGCCGTCCGCCCGGTAGATTCGCGCGGCATCGAGCGCGGCCAGCGGCACCGGCAGCACGGCGACAAAGCCGCTCTCGGGCCACACGTCGCGCACCAAACGCCAGGACTGCGTGATCAGCGCGCGGCGCGTCTGCGCCTCGACATGGATGCGCGAACCCGCGATCAGCGCCGCGATGATGTCGTCGTCATCGTCATGCTCGACACGCAGATGCGCTTTCGCCTCGGCAAGCGTGATCGGCTCGGCCGCGGGGCCGCTCAGGAGAATGGAGGGCAT